CAAACAACATCAAGCCTCTTATTGAGGTACTTTCTCCTAGTGAGAAAGAAAATAACAACAACCCTCTTATGGAGGGAGTTTCTCCTAGTGAGAAACAAAATTACAACAAAGTTATTAACGAACTTTACAATGGAACCGAGAGTTTCAAGTGGAGTTTATTAAAGAAACTACAATTACATCATGGAAAACAACAAATTGTTTTTAATAATGGTGTGCTGCTTATTAATGGTAAGCATGTCACATCCTTTGAAACAATGATCGCATCTATTATCAGTAAACCTGATAAGGATCAAATGGACTCATCCGGACTCCTTGGATATATAATGCCTTTTATCGAGACACTACCTATATTCAAGGATATTGAAACTAATATCAAGATCCAGGCGGCATCATCCTTCGTGTCATTAATAGCACATATTTATGCCTTATTCTCAAACTTTGAAGATCCCATTATGTGGGCTACTCAAATTTGTGGAATTGTTGGTGTATTTTGTTCATTAATATCAATGATCAAAGTTATATCGCTCCCAGGATTAACATCAGAGTCAACATCAGTAGATCCAATAGAGATCGTACGTGGCGCAGTGACAATGTATTCTTCGGAATACTTTCAAGAAAAACGAAATGTTCCCCATTCATGTAGAGCATGTAGAACTGAACCGATTGTGTGTAAAGGACTAATTGATTCGGAAGGATGGACACAATTTATTGAGGAACTCGAGGAAAAATACAAGTCCACCAATGTAACGGTCCATGATCCTGTCAAGGGTGATTGGAGTTTTGATCCACAAGATCCATTTGTTGGGTGTGTCGTTCCATCAGAAGATGGATACGATTTTTACCCGGCAGATCATAATCAAGACATTTCTCAATTAATTGAGTCGCCTTACGTTACAGGTATTATAGGACTCCTTTACGGAGGCCTAGTCTTTGTCTTGACAAAAGCGGGATTTACATCAGCAAAGGAATTTCTCGAATTTTCACGAATGAAGGATGCTATAATTAAATCAACTCGTGACGCGAAGGAATTTACTAAATTTATAGCTGAAGATATTTGCAAGATCAAGAATAAAACTACATCAGCAGCATTCAAAGCATTGTCAGATCAGCACGACATCAATGTAGATTTGTCAATGAAGCAAATTACATGGTTTTGCGATGACATTACAAACGCATACTCATTGAAGACTGCCATCGGAACATCAAAAGAGTTACTTCAAGTAACGGAAACAACAGCAGCATCACGAACATCAATTGGTGCTATGATTACACTCCTTAACCAATCGGTTGCAACCTTGGTAGAGCTTAATAGAAAAGTACAAGAGAAATTGCGTACCATGAAGGGTCGACCTGATGTAGTAGTTATTCATCTTTGGGGAGAAGGTGGTGTAGGAAAAACGGAGCTGACAAAGAAAAAATTAATTCCTATGATTGCAAAGAAATTGGGAATTTCATCAGCAGTCTATAACATCAATCTGCCAAAGAATGGACATTGGCCATCATACGCCGGACAACGAATAGCAGTATATGACGAATATGGAAATACAGGAGTGGATGATCCGATAATCGATCAATTGAATGGATTATGTAGTTCTGGATATTTTTCTATGAATGGAGCCGAACTCGTCGACAAACCTCAACCTTGTGCTATTAGAGTATTAATTCTAATTAGCAATCAACCACGCTGGAATTTATCAAAAAAATTACAATCAAATGTGGTACCAGCATTTTGGTCGAGGCATAATACTATTGAAGTAAAATGGGATGGATATAAGGCAGCGCAACGCCAGACGCGTAGTGGAAGAAGAGAGGATTTTAGTCATCTTCGTTATTTCAAACAAACATTTGAAGATGTTGATAATCAGTTTAAGCCCGTTACATCGGGAGAGATCAAATTAGAAGCCATTGTTGAGTTAGTTGCTTGTAAATATCAAGAACATGAAACGCAACATCTCAAATCTCTTGAAGAGGATGTCAACCAAAGCTTCTCCGGGCCATTGGTTATTAATTTAACTGGAAAACCAGATACAGGAAAAACATGGTCAATTAGAGGCATATTATCCCGTCTCAAGTCATTTACAAAGCTGCCAGCTTATTATATTACGTCCGCATCAAATATGGTAGCAGAACAGCATCGCGCGATATATGTCCTGGACGACATTTTAGTATCAGACGCATCGAATGAGCTTATCCAATCTTATGTCTCATTCTATAATTCATTGATTCCTGGATCAATGATTATCTTGGTGTCTAATATGGACTTCACACGAAGTACAACATTTGGAAAGTGTGGATTTTTACCAATCCTATGCAAGTATTTGCGTTTATCAGGAGCATATTGGCGGAATCAGGCAGTTGTTCGCAGAATGGGATTAGAAGGTTGGATTTTGAATAACTCAGGTTATTTCTTTGAAGAAACACCACATACTGAGTTCACCTTGAAGGACAATAAGTTCTGGACAGGAGTGAAAAATCCCCAAGGTTATTCTATGAATGACTTTTTCACGATCATCATTGATTCATATCAAAAGTATTTGCAAACATTAGGCAATTATACTTTGCAGGAATTGACAAATGCTCCGATTGATCGAACTGGATTAGAAAATCACATTCAGTTCAAGGGAATGACATTAGATGAACTGTCACGAACAGTGCAAAAAGGTGGTATCGATGTATTATCAGCAATACGAGCAGGAAAAATTTTTATCCCTCCTCATATATTCCAACAATATGACCCATCTTATCCAATTAGTAATTTTGAGTTCTCAACAGACCCAAATGTCCTATTGGAACAAATTCCCCGTTTAATGACTACTCTCCGCAATACAACACCAAATGCAGAGGTGTACATCTCATGTGGCGCTTTTGAGCTACGGACACATAAACAAATCATCCAGTTCAAGAGACCATCTAACACAGACATTCAAACGACATTCAAAGTCGTTCATGATCGTGGAGATGATTTTATTGAAATCACAACAAAACAAGAAGAGCAAGTACTCGTGGATTTAATACCAGCCCATGATGTATTTTGCTGGATGAAAGGATCTGTAGAATCATTGCCCGTGGCGTATTTGAACACACGGCATTTTGAAATGATCGAGGAAGAGTTTAGAAAGACTCCCATATATGCGAAAATGGAGGCAAACTATGTTCGTGCAGTCAGAGAAGCAGAGCTGGAGAAATTTAAAGCAAAGTGGGTGCCATTTATAGTGGATCATCTAGATAAGATCCCTGTAGTCAAGGTACTTTGGTATATGTGTTATTGCAACGTCCGCTCTAGTAATAAAGCAGTTGCTATCGTTTTTCACTCGCGATGTAGACCAGCGTAAAGGTAAGAAGAAGCAAAAAAACAAGCAAGCAATTGCGGATTTTGGGCGTCAAGGAGGAAGTAATCCGTTTCCAGACATAACATCAGACAAGTATTCCATGTATCCAGGATCAAATAAGAATGTTACTCATATTTCAAAAGAAGCAGAAGGTTTGGTTGACTTTGACCTATATGACAAGGATGTCGCATACTATTACAAGCGGCAAACGGAGAAAGATCATTCTCAAGGTTTTGAGACGGAATTAAACATAAATCCTTTGCCAGTAGATCAAGTAACTGAGTTGCTTCATAAAGCGTCAGTATATGTATCATCGGACGTCGGAGCACTAGTAGGTCATATGATTTATCAGAACATCGGGTTGACAAATGCACACGTTGCAATGACGAGCTATATGAAAAATAAGCAAGGTAGAGCTATGGAAGACTTTCTGAGTGATCTCCGCCTCGATATTGAGCAGGAAGGAAAGTGGTATACAGCAAGACCAGTTCGAGTTAGTTTGAAAATGGATCTGATGTTATTCGAGATCCAAGAAAAACAATTTCCTGCAGCCAAGGACATTCGCCATCTATTCTTGGTGAATGAGAAATTGAAGCCCCATTTACGCTATACAGGGGGACTTTTGAAATATCGATCAGGTAAGGTTGTTACGGAAAAGTGCAATATCGAATATGCAGTCAATTCTCCTGTCTATTACAGTCAACCAAGCGGAACAGGAGTGATGAATAATGCTATAATGCCTACTTTTGTCACAACAGAACAGGACGTGAGTACGAAGGATGGTGATTGTGGTTCATTGTATATTCTTACAGGAGAAGTGCCAACTCAAAATCAACATGCACGTATTCTCGGCATGCATGTAGGCTTAAGACGTAGTTGCTTTCCTCATGGTACGACCATTTCATCATCATTTTTATATGGTCTAAAGGAAGAGCATGAGACACATAATCAGTCTTTGCAACGACTTGCGGATCTTGATGATTCCGCATATAATGGACAAGGAAAAGAGATGCTTTGTGACTATATCTCAGAGTTAGTGGAATCGGCTACGAGAGAAGAACATCCTTTTGACACTACTACAATAGAGGTTCTTGGACATTGTCCTCAGATTTATGTTAAGCCTCTTGAGCCAAGTCGAATCCCTACAGGATATGCTCGTTATGTTGAGGAAGAGTTTGGTCACACATCGGAGATGCTACCGACAGCAACAAATCACAAAAATATGGATTTGTCCGAAGTCCTTGTGGTTCGAGACCGTCCGGATATTCTTTCATCACAATTTAAACCATATGGTGAAAAGTTAGGTACAGTCGATAAAAATATCCTTGACGAGGCGATAGAGTTCCTTGAGAAGAGATATAGCATGATCTATACAGCAGAAAAAGGTATGGTGAGTTTTGACGAGGCAGTGAATGGCTTTGAAGAAGGGCATCCATTATATGGAAAAGTCAATCGACTTAACCTGGATGCATCAGCAGGTCCATATTTTAAGAAACGTTACAACATCACAAAGAAACGTGAATTCTTTGAGCTTAAAAATGATAGATGGGAGTTATTAGATACACCGGCCGCCCATAATTTCAAAGAACGATCTTTGTTTATTTTAGACCACCTCTTGAACGGTGTTGCATATCAAACTTTAACACAGGTATGCTTAAAAGCAGAGTTACGTCCGACGGAAAAAGTACGAAAGGGGGTTATAAGAACGTTTGATAATACTGACGCAAGTACAGTCATGGCACATCGAATGCTTTTGATGCATTCACTAATAGCATTCCAAGATCCAAAAGCCAGGCTTAAAGGAGGACCACAAATAGGTCAAAATGCACTTCTTGATTTCCCGGGTTATTATCAACGATTTCAGGGGAAGAAATTGCTTCAGTTTGACTTTTCACAGTATGACCGTCGTTTACATCCAGACATTATATCAAAGGCATATTATCTAGCCTTGAGAGTCCAACATATGAAAAAAGAAGAAGCAATTAAAGTATCAAATGCCTTAATGATTCAGACATGTCATTCCTTTAAGTTGGTCGGAAACACACTGTGTCGTACCCATCAGGGTATTAGCTCAGGAATGTTATTTACTAGTCTTGGAGATTCAATTTGCAACGAAATTATGTTGTATTATTGCTTGATGAAAGGAATGAAAGCATCAGCAAAATGGGTGTCAGAAAGATGTGACTCAATTATACTGGGTGACGATATTTCTATCGCAGTCACGGAACCAGCATATAAGTTACCTGATTTTCTTCCTAAATTGTTAGAAGAGTATGGCAACTTGGGAATGGTAGTTACATCTGCTGACAAAGAGTCAGAGATTAAATTTGAAACTGTGGACGATTTAGCATTTTGTAGTAGAACAGTTCGTCTTTCTGCATCAGGTAAGGTTATGTGCCCACTGAAGCGTAGAACGATTTTAGCATTGCTGGAATGGGTAACACCAACGAAGAATGGTCCAGTTATAAATATAAATGGAATTCCTACTACATGGACGAAGGACCATCAAATTGTCAGTCAAATTAATGAAGCCTTGATGGAAGCAAGTATGCATTCGGGCGCCCAATTCAAGAAGTATTATAAGGTTGTTAAGAAGATCGCGAACGACCTAAAGGCGAAACAAGTTCCGCAGCCCATTATTAATGAAATCGACTGGAGAACGCATCAATATCGCGTTGTCTATATAGAAAATATGATAGACGGGAGAAATACTTTAAATAATTCTTTGAAGTTTATCACAAGAAGCGATCAACAACAAATAAATATGTCACATGAAAAACAATCAATTATTTTGGTAGAAGAATGGTGTAACCACCATAAACTGTCAAAACCAGAGATCATTAGACATACATCACCAGAACCCACTCAAGGTGTCGGTTCAAAGTGCATTCTGCGTATTAAGTGGAATGGCTATGAAAGAGATTTTCAAGGTGTTGGACCTAACAAAAAAGAAAGCAAACGTAACGCGTTTGATTTCTTAGTGTCGGAGACCAATATTACACCCTTGTTATCTCCAGATACCTTGAAGAAGTTTTGCAAGCAGAGTATGATTGAACGAGATGTTGTAGAACTCCTCTCTCATCGAGATGGAGAATTCAATGTTTTTATTATCGATAAAACATCTCACATTTATACTATGGGGAAAGATAGAGAAGGTCTATCAAATGCGCAATATAATGCAAGACGAGCTTACTACTTACAATATCAATCAGTAGAATCCAAAGACGTCGCTCCTTTAACCTCTCCAGACAGAACATGTGTCTTAGAAGAGTGTCACGAAATCACAAAATGGAGTCCAGAAATCGAAACGATTGTCAATAAATTAGAATCAGATGTCAGGCTTGAATTATTTGGGAAGGACATGGATCAAATGCGAACAGTAATTTCTGACTTTCCCTGGAAAGGAACAATTCTTTTCAAGGATGATCATGATCAAATGGATCCAGCACCTACAGGAATGACAATGAATGCAACAAGCGCATCTGCTCCTCCAGCACCTATTGGAATAACACCAGCTTCGGGTGCATTGCCTGAGCCTCAAACAGAACCAACCGCACTCGTTAACTTGCCGACAGGATTGTGCGAACTCGAAAACATCAACCAGCCTGTTGATATGCTGGCGTTTGGAGGCATCGACTTTGATATGAAAGATCTAGCATATCGTCAATGTATTGATCATGTTGCAGACAAGCCTGTCAATCAAAATGTTCCTCGTGGGACGATTTTACTAGTGCAATCGTATGATCCATTACTCCTAAATGCGTATATTCAACAATGGGTAGGTATGCATAGCAGATTCGTAGGGCCACTGATTTTCAGAATGAAGGTTATTGGTAATCCTATTTTTATGGGAGAAGTTGCATGGGCTTGGGTTCCCGACGTCCGAAAGTTGCGAGAAGGAGACATTATTGCAGATATTGACTATCAAAAATATCTATGGGTTACATTTGAAGTAAACAAGTCATGGTCCAAAACATTTGCATTAGCGGATGCCAGAAAGCAAACCTTCTGGAGATCAACTGACTCAATCGCTGAAGATCTTGTAGAACAACGTCCCGGCTTTGTTCTTATAATGTATCGAGCAGTTGTAAATCCTTTCAACAATCCAGAAGCGGCATGCTACATTAACATTGGTTCATACTTAGCTCAAACATTCAGAGTATCAGACCCTATTGTCTCTACAAATACATTGAGACCTGATGATCTTCAAACAGATGCAAATAATTCGCTGAATAACAAGACATTCGGTACTATCTTCTCCGAATTCGGCGGTATTGATTCAGAAAATTTGTACATGGCTACTGACGGCAGACAATATCCAGTCGTTGGTGCGCCTTTAGAGATCGATACCATTACCAACAAATGGGAAGCACCAACTAGTGTTAATATTACATATCCATCTTATGCTGCCTATATCAATAAAGCAAATTCAGCTCCTGCATATCGAGCCATCGGAATGACACGAGCGGTAGTAGAGAACGACATCAACGGAACATATGTGTGTCCTGCTGTCTTTAGCAAGTCATATGCAACAGATCATAAGTCAGTTGTTTTGGTTGGAGAAACCGTGTCTGCTATCTACAACTCTGGAAATCAAACAGTATCTATGCAATTCTCGATGGCCGCAAATTCAATCCCTCTTATGTTGGCGCGAATGGGTGATAGTTCAGGATATGATGCATTTAGTCAGGTTACGGATTCGCTCACGATCTCATATTATACAACAGATATTAATACTGTCACGACAAGAACATCAATTGCGGCAATCAAATTCACCATCAATAATAGGACATGTACAGCATACATGTTCACGGACGATTTTTATCCTACTTTAACTAATAGAGGTTTGATTTACATCCGATCGACAGATACAACAGAAGGGGTAATTAGTTTATCTCAAACTAATGTTTTCCAGTACTCTCTTACAAATGATGAAGCAATCTTGCGCTTTAATACTGAGTCGTTCCCTGTTTATACGGGAATATTTGATAAACCAACAATGCCAGTCACCGATCTTGAAATTCGGCTCATGAGGTATTTTAATACCCTAACATCGCGCACCAATGGATTCGTCCAATTTTCCTTATTCGATCCAAGCAGGAGACTAATGGTTGCTACTGTTCGTTATGACAATGAAGTTGGTTTTACTATCAGAGGGTTCAATCAGTTTGCACAATACAATGGAAGATCAATTGCAGCACTTGTATTCAATGACGTAAGATTTGGAGACCGAACAATTGCGACTCGCGAAACGGATACTTCTTCATGGTTGAGTAGACAGGGAACTATGTTCTCGTCAGCAGTGTTACCGGAAACGGAAGCACCTTTGCTCTATAACTTTAGTTATGGGCACCAAATCCCAGAAGACGTAAACCGCGGACCAAGGCAACAATTGTTTGCAATCCGAAAGGAAATGGCAATAACTCGACACGAACTTAGTCAGATTGCTACGTCAACAACACTTCTTTCATTGACAAGAGATGATACTGATCAAGCAGCCATGTTTCTAGCATCAGCAGCAGCAGGAGGAATGCAAGGCGTAGGAGCAGGAGTAGGCGAATACCTCAAAATGAAACAACAAACGCAAGAAAATCAGAAAGATCGTGATCTACACTGGAACACCAGTATTTTAACAGATACACGTCAGAGAGAAATGCAAGGCTCTGGCTTTTTGCATGATTTAAAGATGCAAAGCAATACACAAACACACGATCAGCGCATGTCAAATTTGAGAGCACAATTGGAACGCGAAACATATAGCGAAAATAGAGACGTAGACATGCGTGCAAAATTGGCTACAGCAGGTGCTTTAGCGCCAGTATCACAACAAGCCCAAAATAGAAAGGCACCGACCCTTTCTTTAGCATCGGGATCATCATATGGTGGTTCTTCAAATGCATAATTATCCCCAGACGGGACGTGGAAGCTCACACGCATAACGAGACATTTTCCTCGGAAAATTAAATAAGTTTATAAATATATTTTTCACATATTTGAATATTATAATCAACTAGTAATAGAAGCACTTTATAACAAAAATTATAGAGAAACACTAT